ATTTTTTTACTATTTTCAAGTAGCATATCTGCTGTAACTAACATTTAAGCCTCCTATTTTATATCATTTTCATAAGCTAGGTCTTCAGGAGTAAATCCGAATGGATATTCTTCCTCTACAATTTCTCCTCTAGCAATGTTGATTAAATCGATTGAATTAAACCAAACATTATCTAAAGAGATTCTTTCTTCTTGTTTTCCAGGTGTATCAGGGTCTGCTAAATTAGTAACTATCCTAACTCTTGGATCATGTCCTTTTATTAACTTCTCGGCTATTTTTTTTCCTCTAGAATATACTTTTTCAAGAGTGATGCTACCCTCACCTTTTAAAGCTACAATTTTACTATCCACAGATAATCCTAGTTGTACATCTTTTCTATCTGGAGTAACTTTAGCATTGACTTTAGAAAATTCAGCTATTTTTTCATTATCTATCCACAGAGTACCATGAGCACCAGCAATGGTATGATAACCTCTTATATTTGTATCTGCCATTATAACCTCCTATTACATTTTAATAATTAAGCTCAAATTAGCCATAGTATCAGAAAATCTAACATCTCCAGTTAAAAATACATCATCACCAGATGGGTATTTTAAGATTTCCATTTCTGTCATTTCTTCTGGGTCTTTTCCATCTAAAACAATTAATCTCTTTTGTGCTTCTAAGTCTATTTCAATTTTATTGTCATAGTCTCCACTTAATACATTTGGAGCCATTTCTTTAAAATATACTTTTGTAACATTAGAACAGAAATTCATTTTATTATTGTAGTCATTTATATAAATTCCTAGCCAATAATTTTTAAATGTATCTCTTATATCATCAGTTATAAAGCACATCCCCTCAACTATTTTGATTTTTCTTGTGTCTTTCTTCCAAGTGCTATCAAAAGTAGTTTTTGAGTTAACACCATAATTAACCCTAACTTTTTCATCATCATTATATAGAGAGAATTTACCAAGTTTAGGCTCAAAGTAATCTACTTCTTTTAAATCACTCATTACAAAGTTATCAGCCGATCTATTTATTGGCATTCCTGCTATAAGCCCAGCAATTGCTGCTGTATATTCTTGAGCTGTAAAATCTCCATAAATAGATTTATAAGTTCCAGTATTTCCTAGTTCCACTATTGCAACATGATCTGTATTGTTAGCAAAACTTGACACATATTTAACAGTTTTCCCTATTGCTCCATCATTTCCAAATACTTGTTTAGTCCAAGTTACAAGTTTTTGGTCATCTGCTTGTTCTGCTCCAGGATAAGCTAACCAATGTATTTTTCTTTCTTTAAATTCACCTAATACATCATCTATATTTTCTCCAGTTTGCAGAACTCTTATTAAAACTTTTTTAGCTCCATAATGCATTGCTAATTTAATGTATTTGGCATTTTTAGCATCCCATTCTTTCTCTTTTAAATCTGCTATTGTTTTTAGAGTATTCCATTTTGTAGTTTTCTTAGTATCTTTTAATATTAAGCAAACTATGCCTCTTTCACTTCTTTGTATAGCAGTTGTTGCAAGAGTTCTAAACTCTATATTAATGTTTGGACTTGCTTTTATTTGTCCTACTTCATTTCCCATTAATTGCTACCTCCTTCATCAAATCTTAATTTTAAGTCTTGCATTAACTCATAATCATAAGGTTTTCCATATAAGTCATATAAACTCAATGTAAAGACATAATGCCCAACTCTATCTACAATAGTTATATCTGTATTTCTTAAAGTTAGATATCTATCTAACACATGCAAAACCTTTTTACCTTCAATTTCCAAAGCATTATCTAAATTTTCTAAATTTTCTAATATCTCAGCATTAGTAAGCTTTCCATTAGTTTTTGGATAATAGATAATATCAATATCTATTGTTTTTAGCTCTCTATATTCAGAGTTAAACTCTTTTTTATAGCTAACTAAGTCAATATAAAAACAAGGTTTTTTGACATTGTCTATATCCTCACTGTGTGGGTTTATTTTTAATTTTTCAGAAATAATATTATTTAATGCATTTCTTATATCGGTCCATTTCATTTTTTTATCAATCCTCCATAAAAATTTTTTAAATCTTTATAGAATTTTGTTTGCCTTACATTTAATGCCTTTCTAAGCATAAATTTACCTTTTACGAATTTTGTTTTACTTTTTCCAACTCTATGACCATACTCAACATGATTAGCATAATTAGTCATATTAAATACTATTTGAGAAAAGGTATTTCCAGTTAATCTTTTTCCATTTTCTCTTTGCCAAGCATTTTTTAAAGTACCAGTGTCGACGGGTGTTAATTCTTTAGCATCTTTTTTCAAATCCTCAGCTTGTAACATCAAAAATTTTTTAGTAGTTTCTGGAGCTTTTTCTTTTATTTCTATAAGAATCTTATCGAACTCTTTAAATCCTTTAAGTTCCATAATCTACCTCATTTTCAGATACTTCTGTCAAGGTTATTTCCTTATGTTTTATTATGTTGTAAGCTAAAGGTTTTGATGCCTTAAACATATAAACAACACCATCAGCTTTCCTTACAACTTTTAACAAGTCATTTTGTTTTATATCGACATCTAAACCTACAAAGAGTTTATATTCTTGACCACTACTATTAATCATTCCTGGACTCACACTTTTCAACCATTTTTGTGAAAGTCTGCAAGGAATATTGCTTAATATTTCTCTTTGTTCTTCATATGCTCCACCGTACTCATCTACTATTACAACAGATCTAATAACAGTAACTCTATCAGTATGTAACTTATCTAAAATACTCATACAGTTCCAACCTTTCTAAATCTAAATAATTGACTCTTTAAAGATAAGAACATTTCATCAGTTGTATTATTAGATGTGTTGTATTCTATAGTTGTATCTCCTTCAGTTACTTTAGAAATATTCCCTTGTAAGTTTGTTTCTTCAATGGATTTTAATGCTAAATGCTCAGCAACAGAATCTATTAATTCTTCTGGAAAATCATCTCTATTCATAAAGTTTAAAGCTTTTCTAACTAAAATTGTTACTCGAATTTTCAAAATAGCTTCGTTGCTAACATCGGTTAATTCTTTCACTTTTTCAATTATTTTGTTGTAAATTTCATCCATCTTAACCTCCTAATATGATAAAAGCAGGAGTTTTTATTCTCCTGCCTCAGTTACAAGGTTATTATTTCTTAACATTTCTATTTCTGTTTCATCAGATGTTGAATAAACTCCATCTTTGAATTGAATAGAAGTTCCAGCTATAATCAAATTTTTATAACTAGATTCAAAAGTTATTTCTTTTGCTATTTCAGTAGTGCCTATTTCTTCCACTACTCCATTTTCTTTTTTAGTATCTTTAGCCATCACAACCTCCTATGATATTTTTACATTTTTAATATGTACTTGGAATGGTAATTTAGTTATTTGATGTGCATATTCACCATGTAAGAAATAGTTATCTGCTAAATTAGTTTTAGCTCCTACTTCTTCTTTTATTGGATATAATTGCTTTAAGCTAACTTCATTTAAATTAATTAATAAGAATTCGTTAGCGGCTAAAGATGGAGCAGGGAACACAGATACAACTCCTGCATTTGTAACTATTTCAGTAATTACAGTTCCTGTTACTTTTTCTTTTACATCTGCTCTAACAATATCTTTATTCAGTTTATTAATTTGAATAGCTATATCCCAAGGTACACATATAAAGTATTTAACTATTCCATGTTCTTTAATTAAAGATTTTATACCACCAGAAATTCTTAATTTACCATTTACATATTTAACTCCATTTAGAAGCTTATTTTCCATAATTCCTAACATTTCATCTTTTTTCTTTTGAGATTCTAATTCTCTTACAGAAAGCCCACTTTGTCCATGTGGGTTTAAATGTTTAGCAGTTTCAGTTACTTCATATTCTTCATATATGATTCCTGTGTTATTTGTTATGTGAATAGGTAATCTAACAGAAGATTTTTTAAGTTCTCCACCTTCTTCCATTTCGATTCCTAAACTTTGAACTATTGTATTTGCTGCTATAGTTCCAGCAGTAGATGTTGTTCCAGCATATCCTCTTGTCACATCTGCTTTATTATCTGTTTTTACTTTTGTTATTTTTACAATTTCATCTCCAATTGATAACAAAGCATCTTGAACTAAAATATCTTCATCTACTACTTGAATTTCAGTTACTCCAGCGTTTAAAGCAACTTTTAAACTAGATGTTGTTTTTCTTTCATAATGATCTATCCATTCAATAGTTGTAGATGTTGCTTTATCTACTCTTCCACCTCTTAAAATGTGAGATATGATAGGAGAATTATTAGGATTTACTAATTGTAATTCTTCTAAAATATCATTTGATATTGCTTGATTTGTTGAGTTTAATTGTTTGTCTATTTTTCCTGCCATTATTCATTACCTCCTGAGTTTTCTAATTCTTGTTTTGCTCTTACATAATTAGCTCTGTCTATATCAGAACCACTTTCAAAAGCTTTTTTTCTTAAATCTTCTAATTGAACCTTTTTATCAGCTCCGCCATTACTACCACCATTCATCGCCCCTGGTACTCCACTAGCTCCAAGAGATTTTACATATTCTCCCATTGTTTCTGCAAAACCTTTAACAGATGCTTCTATTTCTTCTTCATTAGCTCCAGAAATTCTATCTAGTTCTTTTTTATGCTTTTCTTCTGCAGTAAGATTAGCATTTTTAATTCTTTCTTCATAATCTTCAATAGATTCATTATGTTGTCTTTCAAGTTCTTTTTTTGCTTTTTCAAATTTTTCATTTTCTCTTTTAAGTCTAGTTTCAATCATTTTATCAACTTCTTCTTGAGTAAATGTTTTTACTTCTCCTGGTTCTGCAAATAGTTGAATATTAATTTTAAATTTTTTCATTTTATCCTCCTGTTTAAAGTCCTGTTTGACTATATTTCTATCCAGGTGTTTTATGTCCTCCAGTACGACAATATTTATCTTTTTACCTCCTTTCTTTGCAATAAAAAAAGCACCTAGTTTTTAGCTAAGTGCTTTTGAGTTTTATTATTCTATTTAGTTCTTTCCTTAAAAAAGTCTTTCCAGTAAGGGTTTTCTTTATCAAATATTTCTTTTTGTTCTGATGTTAAATTGTACGGATAATCTGCAAATAAATTAAAAATTTTTATCTTATCAAAACTAAACATATACTTACCAACTGAATCTAAATCATCTATCCACCATATTTTATCGTTTTTATTATTCTTATAAAAATCACTTAGCATATCCACCTTCTCCTTTCTTTTGCTTATCTTTAGTAGTGTTTATATAACCTAATAAGTTTTTAAATTCCTCGCTATTTTTACAAGAATCTACATCTATTAAAACATTTGATTTTTCAAATTTTATACCACTAACAGAATAGGAAGTTTGGCATTTAAATCTAGTTTTTAAAACAGAGCTGTCTAATTTTTTAAACCCATTTTCTGTTGCCGATTGCAACTCTAAGTATTCAAAGCCTTTATCTCCTCTTCTTATTATCGCAGCATGTTTACCCGTTGCTAGATAATATTCTTTTTTTTCTTTTACAAAAGTAAGCAACTCTTTAACAGCCTTATAATCATTTGATTTTTTTATGACTTTACTCTCAATTCCATCTAAATTAGCAATTTCAACAATGTTTCTCATTGTAGCAAAGATTTCGGTAGATATACCACCTCTAAAATCTAAAACATCGTATCCATTTCTATTCCCTATATAAGCAAATCCCAGAGAAGAACAAGAACCATTTGTTTGATCTCCTCCACCTAATTTTTTAATTATTTCTTCTGTTGTTAATTCTTTTTGAAGTTTTTTAACCTCGTTATACTCTACTTTATCATTTTGAGCCCATACCATTGTAAATGTATTAGGTACTGGCTCTTTACTTTCTTTAGTTATACTCTTATTTTCATCATTTGTCAATGATTCATTATCATTGTTATCTTTTCCTCCTGTTTCATCTTGGGCTTGTTTAGCTAAACTTTCATAATCAATAATTGGAACAGTTGTACTCCTGCATCTTGGGTGCATCGGTGGATAATTCAAACCAACAGCTATATTCTTTATTTCAAAAATATTACCATGCAACTCAGAACAAATTTGACTTGTTCTACTATCCAAAGTAGCACTAAATTCGTATTTTTCTATTCCAGCTTCTTTATACCCATCTAAGGTTGCTTGATTTAAAACATAATTAACTTCAGTTCTTAGAAGTCTTTCAACATCATTCTTTTTAGCTGTCTCAAACTTTTCAGAAACCCTTTTAGTCATAGTTTTAAGATTAATCCCTTGTATCATTCCATTAACTATTTCTTGCTTTACTGTTTCAGCTAGTTTATCAGTATTGCTCCAAAGCCTCTGAGAAAAATTAGCACCACTCCAAGGCTTATCTAAAACTGTTTTTATTTTATCTCTACTGACAACAGGATTAATACCTAAGTCCTTTGTTACTTCTATGAAAGTATCTCTATAAACTGATGTTAAAGTATTCTTAGCATTATCCTCAACTCCAAATATCAACTTAGTAAGCTCCATATCAATTTGAGTTTTAAGACTATCTAATCTACTTATACGACTTTTAGCAGATAATGTTTCAATTTCTAAATATAATTTTTGTGCTTGTAAAGGTGCATTCTTTAAAAGTTTGTTATATTCTTTCATATAATCATGTAAATCTTTTTTCCAAACTTTGTAATCATCACCTTTTAAATGTTTCAAAGCTTCATTATAATTTAGAATATTATCATTCGTATAAGTTGTAGTTATTCTGCTAATTTCTTTAATTATATCCTGTTTAGCTTTTGAAAGTGCTATTTGATACTCTTTTTCAACATCTTGTATTATAGTGAATGCCTTAGCCTCTCTTTTAACTTGTCTTTCTTCCCAATAATCTCTATTCTTTTGAGTCATCAGCACCAACTCCAATTGGAGTATTCATATCTTTCATTACATTAATATCTTCCTCAGCTTTTATCTTTTCTAATTCTCCTTTTGCATCCTCTACAAATGGTAATGTAGATAAAATTGTTTCCCGAGATACTATTCCTTGTAATTTTTGAGCGGTATCTGCTGCTTCAACTAAATTCTTTGGAACATTTCTAGTAAAGACTTTTTGAATATCAGTAGATTTTATTTTTAAGTTATGAAAATCTATCATAAGTTGTAATCTTTGATTAATTGCCTTTTTAAAATACATTTCCTTTTGTGCTGCTAGTTGTTCCAAAGCTAATAATTTATATCCTAAAGCAACTCCTGAGCTATTTCCACTAAACTCTTTGTCTTGCATATCAGGTATCATAGAAAATTTATGAATATCTTGATTAAGTCTATTTTTATTGTTTTGAGCATAGTTATCATTGACTTGCTTAACAAGCCACTTAGCATCACCTTGCTCATTAATAAGCATAACCTTATTTTTATTCATTCTTTCTATTTCTTCATCAGTAGTTCCACCCATATTAACTAAAACTAAATACGCATCTGTAAAATCTTTCATGTCGTCAATAGCAGTTGAGGTTGCTTCATTATAACCATCTATCAAAGAAATTACATTCTTAAAATCTCCATTACCCCTTTTATTGTTTAAGAACTCAATAATTGGGACTTGATTAAATCCGTGTAGTTTAGTTTCTCCTGTTA